GGAACACAGGATACACTGGGCTAGGTGATGCAACAATAATTGAATTTAGAGGCGGTGTTGGTACTAGTGCTACGGATTTAAATACTGTACAACTAGCAAAAATTAATTTATCGCCTGAAGGTAACATTGCAGTTATACCACAACAAACTGCAGGTACTGGCGGCGGGCATGGATATGTTGAAAATTGGCAAAGTGGCACAGGAATAACTTATGGTGCTATAGGCGGCGGTGCTACTCTTACTAGAGAAGTAACAAGTAATCGCGGAGGCTTGGCTACAACTACTCCACCAACGTTATCTATCTCAGGTGCAGGCGTAGTAAAAACAGGTGTTGCTGGCCAACAGGGTAACAACATATCTGCAGTAACGCCGGCAGCAACAAGTTATGAAGTTGGTGCAGGAGCAGGTGGTGTACTTGTTATGGGCCTTGCAACATCAGGCAGTACAAATAGAGCAGAGACAGGCCAAGATGGCGGCATTTGGATTATGTATCCAGGAAGTAGAGATAAGTTCGAAGCACCGCAATATACACTAGCATCAAACAAAACAAATGCAAACGAAGGTAGTACAGTTACAGTTAGTGTTAATACTAACCTAAGTACAACAGATCCACAGATAGTAATACCATATGAAATTACTGGTGTAGGTACAGGCGATATTGATATTACTGGTCTAACTACTGCTTATGGAAATATTAGAGGGTCATTAACCCAAGTTGCAAATAGTAAAACATTTAATATAACAGCAGACAATACGTTTGATGGTACAGAAACAATGAACCTTAAACTTATTGAAAGCCTAACAGCAACTACACAAGTTGATACTAACCATTATCTTCCATTCATGACTGACAACGCCCAAGATATTGATATTACAATTAATGACACTAGTGATGGCACCCAAATTTCATTGCCAGGTGGTGTTACTAACAGCGGTGCTGGAGGATACACATGGACTACAGGTAATGATAGAAATGGAACAATTAGTGGGCTTAATCCTGCTATAGTTATTGACAGAGGTGATACTATAAGTTGGGCGGTCAATGCAAGCGGGCATCCATTTTATATTAAAGAGATACAAGGCAGTGGAGCAAATAATCAAACTAATGGCGTTATAGGGCAAGGTACTCAGAATAGTGGCATTAGTTATACTCCTACAAAAGGTGGTCGTAAGTATTATCAATGTAGTATACACAATGATATGAATGGTGAAATTTATCTAGCAGATAAGCATTGGGTAACTACACACTTTGGATTTAATACTTTACGTACAGCAAATACAACATTCCAATTCGTTGCTCACGCAGGCAGTAATAGTTCAATCGTTATAGAGCAAATAGATAGCGGAAGTAATAAATCGTGTGCTATGGTAAAATATACTGATAGAGGCTCTCCGATTTGGAGAAGATCATTTAGTTCAAACTATATAGTTACAAGTGCAGTTTCTGATAATTCAGAAAATATTTATGTTGGTTACAGCGGTTCGTGGAATTGGGAAACTAATACACCTAGTGCAGATTATCCAAGTGATGCATATATTACAAAACTAAATGCTTCAGGCACAGTACAGTGGCAACGTAATTATTCCGACGGTGACGGTAATGGTGTTGCTATTACAGCAATGGCATTTGCTAGTGATGGAAATATTATTGCTGTAGGTGCAAACTACTTACAAAATTTAGATAGCGGATTATGGGTTATTAAAATTGATGTTAGTAACGGTGATACATTGACAGTTAAAAAAGCAAATCCAACAAGCAAAAAAGGACAAGCACAAGATGTTGCTGTAGATAGCACAGGAAACATTTATGTTTATGGTACAGAAATTAAATCAGACGATACTGAAACAGCAGTACGTTTATGGAAATTTAATAGTTCATTAACAGAACAATGGGCTAAGAGTTGGTATGTAGATTCAGATACAGGCACTGGATTTAATCCAGCAGGTATTTGTATTGATGAAAATGATAATCCAATTATTGGGTTAGGTCATGTTGATAATCCACAAGTAAATTATGAACAATCACATATACTTAAAATTAATCCATTAACAGGTATTATTACAACTGATTGGGTATTAAATGACATAGACACACAACCTATAGCAAGTGATTACAGACAAAGTAATCCAAAACTTAGAGATATTGATTTTGATACACGAAACAATAAGATTGTATGTGTAGGTGAACAAAACAAAGATGATACAAATGCAAATAAACGAGGCATGGTTATAACGTTTGATGACGCCCTTGGCAATGTTAAATTTAGAAACTTGCATACTAGTACAAGTGCTAACTTAAATGTAGGCCTTTATAAATGTAGTTTAGATAATACGCTTAATCCAAATAATAGACTGTGGGTAAGTGGTTATGGAGTTTCTAGTACACAAACAGGCGTTGGTAGAGTAGGCGGAGTTATTGCAAGTGTTCCAATTAACCAGGCTGATGCAGATTCAGATTTATTAACAGTTGAAGATTGGGCATACGAAGTACATGGTAGTATTAGCGTAGATAGTAATTCACCGCTTCTTACACACGACTTAGGCATGACCATTGATGATAATACAGCAACAGCAGGCGGATTAGTAAATGGTACTACTAGTACTAGTGTATCAGCATATGTTGAATATAAAATGGTGCTTGATATTAGCGTACAAGCAGAACCAGTTTCAAGTGCTTCAACTTATGCATTAACTTCAAGTGCTTCAAGCATAAACGAAGGACAAAGTTTCACAATCACATTAGATACTACAAATGTAACAAACGGTTCGAATGTTCCGTATACAATTACAGGTGTTACAAGTGCAGATATTGGCGGGGTGGCACTAACTGGTACACTTACAGTACAAAGTAATAGTGCCCAACTTACATATGCTGTGATGTCTGACGCAGTAACTGAAGGTACAGAAATATTCTTAATGACATTAGATGGTCTAGGTGTAACACAAAGCGTTACAATTAACGATACAAGTGGAACACTAGCAGGTCAAACGGCATATACAACTCCGGGTACTTATTCGTGGGTTGCTCCTGAGGGTGTTACTGAAGTTAGTGTCGTTATGGTTGGCGGAGGCGGTGGTTCGTCCAACGGTGGTGTTGGTATGACTGGTGGCGATGGCGGTGCTGGTGGTACTAAGTCCGGCGGTGCTGGTGACCAACACTTTAGAGGTGGATCTGGTGGAGGCGGCCTTCAGTGGATTACTGGAGCAGTAACAGCAGGGCAATCATACACTGTTGTTGTTGGTGCAAGAGGAACTAACCACGGAGGAGACGGCGGATCAAGTAGTTTCACTCCTGACTCTGTAGCAACCAGCGGTGGCGGCTTAGGTGGTGCAGGCGGTGCTGGTTCCGGCCAAGGCGGCGGTGCAGGCGGTGCTGGCGGTTATTCTGGTAATGGTGGTGCTGGTGGTAATGCTACTTCAAACAGTCGTGGTAGCGATGGCGCTGGTGGCGGTGGCGGTGGTGGCGGTCCTGGCTACCAGGCTAATCCATCACATGGTGGCGGCGTAGGCATACTTGGACAAGGTGCAAGTGGTGCAGGTGGCGCACCTAGAGAAAGCATTTATGGCTACACGTACCCAGGTAGCCCTGGAAGTGGCGGTTCTGGAAAACAGTACGGAGGCGGAGCAGGTTATTCAAGTGCAATAGGTTATGCAGGAGACGGTGCTGTTAGAATTATCTGGGGATCAGGTAGAGCGTATCCTAATACTAATACAGCAGATGTATAATTGTATTAGCATTAATAATAAATACAGTATAAGGAAAAGATTATGACAATACAAAACATTAACATTGGTAATATTGCTAACGATGGCACAGGTGATGATCTACGTGAAGCATTTCGCAAAGTAAACGAAAACTTTGATGAACTAGACCTACGTCAACCAGAGTCAACAACAGGTGCTGGTATAGGTACAGGAGTTGCAATTTTTGCTGGTAAATCGGGTGATGCATTACAATTTAAAAATTTAACAGCAGGAACAGGAATGGCAGTTGCCGCAGTTGCAGGCAATGATATTCAAATTAGTGCAAATTTACAAGGCATACTAGTAACTACTGATGCAGGTAGTAGTAATGTTGATGACGGTGAAACATTCCGTATCATTGGCGGTGCTGGCATAAACACCGCAATGGTTAATAATGTCTTAACAATTACAAACACAGCAGATGAAGGAAGTGCAGTATTTCAAACACAATTAGACTTTGGTGAATTTGTTCCAAACATTGTGAATCATGCACAGTTTATGCAATTAGCAATAGATATCGATTATGGTACTATCACAGTGCCATCTTTCTTTGGTAGTAATATAGGAACCATCGCTTAACATGTCTCATTGGACCCAGAAATCAGGAACAACACTCGTAACTGTTGAGGAAGAAGTAACACTCTCAATAGGCTTGCCGCTTACTGCAGGCTTAAATCCTACAATACAACTTATTACTGGTGCATTGCCACCGGGTCTAAGGATATATCAAAATAATATTATTGGCACGGCTATTCAAGTTGAGCGCACTACTACGTTTGTATTTGTAATTAGAGCAACTGTAGGTACCGTAATAGAAGATAGAACATTTAAAATAGTAGTTAATGGTGCAGATGATCCTTTGTGGAAAACTAAAGAAGGTAGATTAAGCATAGGTAATAGTCCGCTAAACAATCGTTATTTTATATTAGATAATGAAATAATTGATTTTCAATTAGTAGCAACAGATGTTGACTTACCAACAGGAAAAAGTTTAGAATTTTGGATTGATAAAGCAGACGGAGAATTACCTCCAGGTATTGCAATGTCAAAAGCAGGTAAACTATCAGGTGTTGTTGAACCGTTGCTTGCATTAGATAAAAGATCTAAAATTGGCGAATATGATACTGCAAACTACGACATGTACTTGCATGACTTTTCAAACAGAAGTAGTTTGTATTATCAAGGACAACTGATTCCAAACTATGTATATAACCCACCAAAAAAATTAAATCGATACTATGAATTTAAAGTAAGTGTTAGTGATGGTAATGCAGTTGTAAAAAGAAACTTTATTATATATGTAGTTGGTGAAGACTTCTTACGTGCAGACAACGTTGTTGTACAGGTTGCAACAGGTGTATTCACTGCTGACAACACAAACGTTAGAACTCCAGTATGGATTACTCCATCAGAATTTGGTTATCGAAGAGCAAACAATTACGTTACATTATTTTTAGAAGTTTTAAAAAACGAAAATCAAATAGGTGCAATACGTTATGTACTGCAAGCACTTAATGATGATTCAACAAATAGTGTTATACCACCGGGTATGACTATTGATGCTGACACTGGAGAAATTGCAGGACGGGTTGCATATCAACCTACAATTACAAAAGAGTACAAATTTACAGTAAGAGCAGAACTTTTAATATCTGAAAACAATGTAATTAACATAACAACATTTAAAGACAAAACATTTACAGTTAAATTACTCGGTGACATTGATAGTAGCATTGCATGGACTAGCAAAACTAAACTAGGTTCTATACCAGCAAATCAAATTAGTGTATTCAAAGTACAGGGTACAACAACAGTGCCTGATGCTCCGTTATTTTATTCATTAAAGAGCGGAACTTTACCTCCAGGACTTGAATTACAATACAACGGAGAAATTACAGGAACAGTTGTACAATTTGGTCAAACATCGCCTACAGTAATTAAAGGACTTACATTCTTTGATAATGATAATATGACGTTTGATGGCGATACTACAGGTATTGACAGAACATATACGTTTACTGTAGAAGCAAAAGATAGATTTGCATTTAGTGCAAGTTCTAAAGAATTTAATATTGAAGTTATCGACGATGATGATACACAATATAGCAACTTGTTTATGAAGCCGTTTATGAAAGAAACTAAACGTGAACCATATAGACAATTTGTAAGTGACCCTGTAAACTTTCCACCAACAAAAATTTATAGACCAAACGATCCAAATTTTGGATTACAGCGTGATATTAAAATATTAGCGTATGCCGGTATTGAAACTAAAACTATAGACGAGTTTGCAATAGCAAGTCAAAAATGGCATAGAAGACGTAGATTTAACGTCGGAGCATTAAAGAGTGCAGTAGCAAAAACTCCAGGCACTCAAGATGTTGTATACGAAGTTATATACATTGAACTAATTGATCCTGCAAAAGCAAAAGTAGGCGAAACTAAAAAGACACTCGTGCAACAAGGATCACAGCAACTCAAAGCAGACTTAGCACAACGTAATAATCATCCTAGTGGAACACCTACACTGTTAGATAGTTCTAATGTTAATAGAAATGCAGAACAGTATAAATTTATGACAGATGACACACAACTTGATATAGGTGATACAGTTCAAACTAATACATCTAATGAAACGTTAACAGCCACAGCAAACACAGAAAGCGATCCTTTTGTATTTGGGCAACATAATGTTGTAAAAACAGATAGTGATGCAGTACTTGCTAGTGGTGGACAAGGCAAGAAATACATTAGTAATATAACTAATATGCAAGATAGTATAAAAGCATTAGGACGTACAGAATACGACTTTTTACCGCTGTGGATGCGTACTCCACAAATTGCTGGAGAGCAAGAAACAGGGTTTATACTAGCAATACCATTATGTTACTGCAAACCAGGTACTAGTAACGAAATGATGATTACTCTTAGAAATAGGACGTATGACTTTAAAGATTTAGATATAGAAATAGATCGATATACAGTAGACAGTGTTGTAGGCAATTCGACCGACCAATACATTGTATTCGGAAAGTATAATTATAATATATAACATGATAAATATGTGTAGGAGAACATAATATGGCCATTACAACAAGCAGTTCTAATATTGGAACAATCAACGCAGATTATCCTGTTGCAGGACAAGATAATGACTCGCAAGGGTTTAGAGATAACTTCACTAAACTTAAAGCAGAGATGACTAATGCACATGCAGACTTAACAGCATTAGATACTAATACAGTTAAAAATAACGATGCAATTACTAACATGCAAGGTAATACTATTAACAATGTAGTAATTACTAGAGGTTCGCAAAAGTTCTACAGTGGCGGCGTTTTAAGTAGTGCAGGTGTTAGACCAGTTAGTTACGAAATAGCAACATATCATTCTTATACAATTAATAGTACAGGTGTTACACTTCAACTTGCAGATTGGCCAGCAAGTGGAAAATATGCAGAAGTGTTAATTGAACTAAGAGGACGTGGACAAGCAGACACAGTAACATTTGACACTGCAAACAGTGGTTCAATTAAAGTAGCAACAGGGTTCGCACATCCTGCAACTATTGACGACAATACACATCCATACATATATAGGTTCTGGACTATTGACGGTGGACAAACTGTCTACGGAGAGTATAAGGGTGAGTTCGATACAGTCCTTTAATCCGCTAGTACAAAGTTTTGATCTACTATCTGACCGGGAAGTAGAAGATAAAATCCTAGCACTTAATAAACGCTACTGGCAAACACAAAACCCTCAAGTTAGAGAACAAATTACTGCTATTTTAGATATGTTCAAGGTAGAAATAGAAGGCCGTAGAGCCAAACCTAAAAATAATAGTCAAGATGGCGATAATTCTCTTGACAATTTAATCAATATCAGTTAAAATAGTAGTATGCTTATGAAAACAGACTCACTCGGTATTCCGCGATTTACAAATAAAGACTTAGTTGATATGATCTATACAGGTCATAGTGATAAAGTTCATGTGGTCTTATGTGATGCTTCGGATGATATTGATAAGTTTAATGAAGCAATGGAAGAACAAGGGTTTAGTAAATTACAAAAGTATATTCCGTTAGATGTAGATGAAAAGACATTTGATGGTGCATTACAGAGTGAATGGTTTATGCCTGATGAATATAAAGATATTAATGTATTCAAGTATGTATTAGGTAAAGCAGAAACGCCCTGTGAAGAAATCCCCCATCAAGAACGTATATGGGAAGAACTTAGAGAATACGAAGCACGTGGTATGCACAACTTATTACGTTACATGATCTATCTTGTAGACTTTATGCGAGAGCATAATATTGTATGGGGAGTCGGTAGAGGTAGTAGTGTAGCAAGTTATGTGCTATATTTAATAGGTGTACACAAAATAGATTCAATCCAGTTTGGCCTGGATTGGAGAGAGTTCTTGAGATAAGTACTAATATAATGAAGGAGATCTATTATGCCAATGAAGCAAAAACAAAAACAATCTTATCAAACATTTCAAGGTAAGAAAATTGATATGGATACATTGCGTCAGCGCAATGAACTAACACCAGCAGTTGGTAATGCTCGTGTAAATGCTAGAGGCGACCAATTAGGCCCAGGTGGTAGAATTGTAAAGTCTCGTGAAGATGCAATGCGTGATTATTACGAAGATAATCCACAGGCAGCGCCAGACGAAGTAGCACAAGTTGAACAACCTGTAGAAGACGTAGCAGAACCTGTTCAAACAAAAGCCCAAAGGAAATCAGTAGACAATGCTAAAAAAGCAAAAGCAATTGAAGAAACTGATGCTGAAGACGACTGGACGGAAGATGACGACGGTAATTTTGTAAAAAGAGGTGAATAATGATTCCGACTATCGACAAATATAAAGGTAACTTAAAAGCAATTGGTAATAGAGTGCTAGTAAGTGACATGGACTTTGGTGAACAGAAAACAGCCGGTGGACTTATTATCGGAAGCGATGACGGTAATGTTAGAGGAATTTATCCACGATGGGGTAAAGTACAATCTAAAGGTCCAAAGAATGTTGATCCATTTGAAATTGGACAGTGGATTTTAGTAGAACATGGTCGTTGGACACGTGGAATTACTATGACCGACGAAAACGAAGAAGATGTTGTATTACGTATGGTTGAAGCAGAAAGTATATTAGCATATGCAGATGAAAAACCAGACGACATACGAATGAGCGGTAGTAGCGAAGGCGACTACGCACCCGATACAGTTGACCCAGGTCAATTTGTAAGCACAGCAATGAACAACCAAGCATAAGAGGCAAAATTGGATAACGTAGATTTAAACAAATACAGTGACTTTGTAAAAGAAGTGACCAGTGAAGCATCGAACAGTACAGTTGCACTAGCAACAACTTTAGATAATTTAGAAAACGAAAGTGGTGTTAACATGGCACTACTACTAACAGGCTCGATCGGAATGGCGAGTGAAGGAGGCGAATTTGCTGAAATTGTTAAAAAATGTATTTTCCAAGGTAAGCCTTTGGATTCAGACACAATCTTTCATGCTAAACGAGAACTTGGCGATATTGCTTGGTATTGGATCAATAGTTGCAGGGCATTGGGCTTGGACCCTAATGACGTCTTAGCAGAAAATGTAAACAAATTAAAATCACGCTATCCAGGTGGCGAGTTTGATGTTCATTATAGCGAGAATCGCAAAGATGGAGATCTTTAAAGATTTTGAATGGTATGACTTTGTAGTCATAGCAATCTTTGCTAAAGTGATGCAAGTTTTAGTAATTCTTACATTAGTAGGTGGTGGCTTGATAACAGGCACCATCTTGCTTGTAGTATGGGAATTATGGAAAGCCTACGAAAAATATAGAGCGAAATATGAAATGTAAACAAGGCGACTTTGCTCGCATTATATATTCAGTAAATCCAAGTAACATTGGACGAGTAGTAAAAGTAGTTGAATACATTGGTAAGTTTAAACAAGGCGAAGAGTTTGAAGCATACGGTATGACTTGTGCTTGTGTTGTACACGACCATTTTTGGTGGATTGAAGGTAATGATATAGACATACAGTTAGGACCAAGCCCTAAAGCATATATTGCTGATACTTGGTTAGAACCAATTATTCCTGAAAAAGAATTTACTAGATCAAAAGAAGAGATTGACATAACAGTATGAAACTTAGTAGCGTAGAAAAACAAGGCACCAAAGTAGCAAAGGTTAATATTCCAA